CTCCGCTCCTATAACTTCTTTTTGATAGCCTTCATTGGCCACTTCATCTTCAATGCCAGTCTGACCATAATAGTCACTGACGTAGCCATCCACTGGCACCATCTTTGGTGCTAACTCGATCGGGCTTATGTTAGGTGTACACATTCGGTCGAAAAGACCAAATGTACCTTTAAGCTCGCGAGAGGATTGGTAGGCTGAAGAGAGAGATGGCAGAACAGGTTCTGTCAAAGAGTTTAAGGAAAAAGGTTCGGCTCTGTCTGAGTCGAAAATTTCACGAATTGTCCGCTGAATATGTGTTACCATAAAATCTTTATTGTAGGTAACTTCAGTGGTTGGAAGAGTCATCCCGAGAACTTCAATGTTAAATTCTGTAGTAAAGCTACACTCGGGTTTAGGGGTTGTCATCGTTTCATACGATTCTATTATTGCCTTGTCGACCATTTCTTTATTGGGCCTTGGCATACCTTTCTTGGACATCAGAACTGATGTTGCAAAACTTAGAGCCTTCTCCTCTCTCGAGGACCTGACGTTAAGAGACTTCTTTGTGAGCATGCGTGTAAAGTTATAGAAAGCCCCTCCGAAGAGGATGTCCGATCTATTAGACTTACGCACGGCCCATTTACAAGGAGGTAACTCTTGTGCAGTAACGGCGGAAAAGAATGCAGCTATCTTATATTTAAAATAGTCTTTCCAGGTAAGGGTAGAATCTCCATCGAGAACGATGAAACACTCAGCAATCGAACGAAGAATACAGTCCGAAAGGGAGGAGGCCTTGTGCCTCGAAAATTGGAAACCATATAGTGTGAATAGCTCGACCCACACTTTTGTACATTGATATACAGAGCATATGACCTCAGGTGAATGGACTAGATCGACGCGTAAAGCGGATCTAACGAGTAGAAGGGTTTCCTTTCTTCTCTCTTCATCCCTGGGGTGGACTTGTTGCGCGGCTGTACCATTGCCGCCCGAGCCAGAACAATAAATTGATCCAACCCGGATTTCGTTGCCGATAGTTGTTTGAAGGTAGTCCTTGCCTTCCAACTCATCTGCTTCTGAAATACAGTTGACATCCTCATATCTTACTTTAGAAAGCATGCT